CCTGCGCCGCCTCGTAGCGCATCATTTCCGTGTGGCGGATCCCGACCTCATCCCGCGTGACCGTGTATCCGCGGTCCTCCTCTGCCTGCGGCATCACCTGAAGATAGGTTCCCGGCTCGCTGTCGAACCAGAAGACGGTCTGGCTGCCGTGGCGGAGGACCCACCAGGCGTCCTCGGCGCTGAGATCGACGAGGCCCGTCAGCCGGCGCGTGTCGTGCGGCACGCGGCACGAGCCTGATCCTTCCACCTCTTCCCAGGTGCCAAACTCCACCCGCAGCCCGGCGACCGCCACAGAGAGCCGCAGCTGGCGCTCGGCGACCAGGACCGAGACGTCGAGCAGCGTCGCACCGAGCCGCTGGCAGACCTCATCGATCGGGTAGAACAGCTTGCGCTTCGTCACCACCATACCCCCACGCCCTCACCCCATCCCGATCGTCCGCATCCGACGATAGGCCAGCACCACCTTGCCAATGTCGCGCTGCATGTCCGGCGGCAGGCGGCGCGCCTCGACGAACAGCTCATCGAGCGGGATCCCGAGGATCGCCGCGGTGCGCTCGATCAGCTCGTCCCGCGGCGGCTTCTCGATCCCGCGCTCCACCCGAGACCAGTAGGCCGGCGAGATGTCGAGCCGTTCCGCCATATCGTTGAGCCCGATGCGCAGCGCCGTCCTTCGGACGCGGATCATTTCCCCGAACGGCATCACAGGCCTTCCGTGACCAGGCCGTAGCGGTTGAGGCGCACGGCCACGAACCGCTCCGACACGCCGAAGTCGCCAGCCAGCGCCGCCACCACGCCGGCCAAGGCCTCGCGCGGGTTGCCGGCTGCCACCACCGGGCTGCCCGGCCGGCCTTGATGCGGCGCCCGTGCGAGCCGCAGCCCTTCGGACCGGGCGAGCGCCAGCAGCCGGGTGTGCAGCGGCACCGCCGGCACGAGGAGAGCCCCCATGAACTCGTTGGCGCGTCCTTCGGCACCGCGGCCGACACGATCCAGCACTTGCGGCGACGCGGCGACCGCTCGGTAGCGCCGCGTCCCGCACGCCAGCGCCGCGGGCACGTCGAACAGCAGATGCCCGAGCTCGTGTGCCGCCGTGCTGAGCGCCAGGTCGGGCCGATGTGCGGTCACCGGGCCGTTGATCGACAGGTAGGCCCAGCCTGGCTCGTCCGGGTCGGTGTCGCATATGCCGAGCACCGGGTGGCCGGCCTCGTCGTGCAGCATGCTGGCGGTGTCCCAGGCGACCGAGATGCGCCGCCCGTTCACCGCTACCTCCCGGCACGCGTCGAGCAGCGCCGGAAGGGGCAAGGCCGGACTGTCAGTCAGCTGGGCGACCTGGCGCCGCACCTGGGCAGCGACGGCGCGAATCGCGGCGACGGACAGGGCGCGCGGCGCGCCTGTCCCTGGCCAGCAGTCGTAGCGGACAACGAGCGTCATAGGACCCGGTTCCTGACAAGTGAAGCGTTTCGTGAACGCATGAGTTCACTTTATGTTCCGCTCAAGGTCGCAGTCTAGGCTCGTAATCACGGGGTGGTGTGCAAATCCGATTTCCGCACCCCATGCGCGCTGAGTTCAAGCGGAACGCTATCAAACCATTGATATAAAATGGATTCGGAAACGGCATTGCGTCCCATTCCGCACCTTCCGGCACCCTTGCGCCCTCGCCGCACCGGTCGTCGGCCTGCTGGTTTCGGCACATCGCAGACCCGACCAGCAAGGAGCGACGCAGTGCCCGAGCAACACGCCCGTCAGGGGAAGCCCGCCGGAAAATGGGACGATCTTCGCATCCAGGTTGCCCTCGCCACCGCCCACCAGGAGGCCCGCCGATTCGCACGGCGGCGCGGCCTGGGGCGGGCTGATCGTGAGGACCTCACCCAGGACATCCTGCTCGCCATCGTCGAGGCGAGCCATCGCTACGACCCCGCCCGCGGGCGCTGGTCCGCCTTCGTTGGGACGCTGGCGCGGCATGTGGTGATCGATCATGTGCGCAGGGCTCCAGCACCGCCCTGCGTGCCGCTCGATCCCAACGACTCGATCGCGGCCGCCATCGGCTCGCCTGACCTCGCGATCGACCTGTGCCGGGCCGCGCTCGACCTGCCGCCTGGGCCCTTGGCGCTGCTGCGGATCGTGGTCGCACATGGCGATGTCGCGGATGCCCGCCGGGCGGTCGCCCAGCCCTCGACCTCCTTCTACCGCGCCCTTGGGGACCTGCGCTGCTGGCTCCGCACCTGCGGCTTGCATCCCGCAGCCCCGACGACACGCCGGGCGCATGCGGTGCCGTGGGAATGACCCCATCCCGCTTCCGTAGAGAACAGATGCCAAGCCACGAGTTGGGAAAGCCGAGCATGCACACCGGACGTCTCACCGCGTCGATGCGGATCGAGCACACGGATGAGGGGATGACGTCGCGGCTCGACGTCGTCGTCACGGAGAACGAGCTGTGCGACCGCCTGGCGGAGGCCGAGGCAGGCGCGACCATCGCCTACCACATCGGCCTGCTGGCCCGGGACCGCGACAAGGTCGCCTCGGCATTGCCACCGGAGAGGATTGTGGAACTCAACACCGTCGCCAGCCGGGCCTGGCGGCTCGCCGAGGCCGGCTGGGCGGATCTGGTGCAGCGCCGCGTCCGCGTGGACTGCTTCGCCTACCTGCTGATCATCCGCCGCCGGCCGCTCAGCGCCCGCAGCACCCGCGCGCAGATGCTGCCGTCGCTGCTCCTCACGGAGGTTGCATGATGGAGGCAGCTCGCACCAACCGTCCGACACTCGACACCGTGCGTCAGATGCTGGTTGGCGACGTCATCGCGCTCCCGCCCGAGCATCTGGCGATGCTGCAGGCGGACGCCCGCGAGGCGCTCGACGGCGCGAGGCACATGCTGGACTGGATCGAGGCCGCCATCGCGCTGCGCTACGAGCAGCGTGCGATCGGCGCCCGCGCTGCCGCCGGCAAGGACACCGGCACGGTCCGGTTCGAGGACGGCGCCGTTGAGGTCACGGTAGAGTTGCCGAAACGGGTGGAGTGGGACCAGCGCCGGCTGGCCAACCTCGCTGAGCAGATCCGTGCCGGCGGCGAGGACCCGACTGAATACCTGGAGGTGACCTTCAGGGTTCCGGAGCGCGCCTACGTCGCTTGGCCTGAGCGGATCCGCCAGGCTTTCGAGCCCGCGCGCACCGTCCGCACCGGGCGGCAGACCTTCAAGCTCACCCTGAACGGGAAGGTCGCCTGATGCAGTTGCGCATCATCACCGCCGACGAGCGGATGGCCGTCGAGCGCATGATCAAGGCGGCGATCTTCGGGCGGAGTGGCGAGGGAAAGACCAGCCTGCTGTGGACCCTTCGCGCCACGACGACGCTATTCTGGGACCTCGAGGCAGGCGATCTCGCCGTCGAAGGATGGCCGGGCGACACCGTCCGGCCCCGCACCTGGGAGGAATGCCGCGACCTCGCGGCCTTCATGGGCGGGCCAAACCCCGCCCTGCGCGATGATCAGACGTATTCGCGGGCGCACTACGAGAGTGTCTGCGCGAAGTACGGCGATCCCGCCGCGTTCAACCGCTACGACACGCTGTTCATCGACAGCATCACCGTCGCCGGCCGGCTCTGCCTGCAGTGGTGCCGCGGGCAGCCGGAGGCCTTCTCCGACCGGACCGGCAAGCCCGACACCCGCGGCGCCTACGGGCTGCACGGGCGCGAGATGATCGCTTGGCTGACCCAGTTGCAGCACACGCGCGGCAAGAACGTCATCTTCGTCGGGATCCTCGATGAGAAGCTCGACGACTTCAACCGCAAAGTCTTCGTGCCGCAGATCGAGGGCAGCAAGACCGGCCTCGAACTGCCGGGCATCGTCGACGAGGTCCTGACGCTTGCGGCGATCAAGGGCGAGGACGGCCAGCTCCGGCGCGCACTGATCTGCCAGACCCTGAACCCCTGGGGCTTCCCGGCCAAGGATCGGAGCGGTCGGCTGGACCTGGTCGAGCCGCCGCATCTTGGCCGGCTGTTCGAGAAGATCGCCGGCCCTGCACGCCCGATCGCGGAGCGCCTCGCGCTGCCTGCGCCACCGCCGGCGCTCGCCACCCCCTCTGACACCCCCGACGCCTGAACCGAGGAGCAGACCCATGGCTTCCTGGAACGACTACAACGACGCCCAGCAGAACCCAAACCTGATCCCCAAGGGGACGCTGGCCAAGGTGCGCCTGACCATCCGCCCCGGCGGCTTCGACGATCCGGCGCAGGGCTGGACCGGCGG